CTCCCTGTTAATAGTCAGTTGTGTGCTGTCTACCACTGTATCATCATCTGCTGACAGTGTGTGATATTTTACCCCCGATATATTTCCGCTATATTTTGTGTCTACGAAATCAAACAATTGTGTGTCAGTTAAAGGCCAATCATATCGAGGATCAATAATATCATTTAGCAACATGACCACCCAATGGTATTGGGGGTCGCCATACAACTTAAATGATACCGACTCTGGCGTCTCTCCATCTTGAATAGTGTATTCCTCATAGATGGCATAGTTCTCTTTAGTTTGTTGATTAACTGATACTCTACGAAGTATATCAGAAACAACCTTAAATGTTCTCCCCGAGTCTACAGAATAAGGTATTAGGGGTAGTTTAGAAAAATATGTCATATCAATAACCCTTAACAATTCTCTCTTTAGTTAGAAGTTCAATTTCTTTGAAAGTAAGACTCAAAATAATTTCTGTAGGTGCACCGTCATCAAAAGAAGAGAAAAACTGACTCCCGTAATCTACTTGCATATCAGTTAAAACACATGTGCTAATTTTATGCAGAAATGTGTTTTCTTCACCTCTAAAGTAGTATTGCATTTCAAACTCAGAAGGATACACATAAAACAAACCCCCATCCGATAATTCGGGATGCATATGAAACTTAAACAGGTCAATTATTCTTCGTACATTATGAACTTCAGATTCGCTTTTGGGAAGAAAGGTATACTTAAAGGAAAATGTTCGAAAGTCAATAGCTTCAAACATTACTTCTTTAAACGGGTTGGTGGCGACTTTTGCCGCTAACTTAATACCTTGTGTTGCAACTTCTCCCAATTTTAATCCTGCAGAACTTGCAATACTGCCAATAGAGGCCAATCCTGCGAGCGCCGCCTCTTGCATCCTTCCCCCCATAGATGTTTCTATAGCAGATGATCCACCCAATATACCTGCAAGCATTCCGAAATCAAAGTCTTTATATTTTACTGAATATTTCACGGAGGGTATAGAGTCGATAGGAAGCATAATCGCATCAGTGACTCGCATGGGTTCTGAAATTGAAAAGGTATCTGACATTTGCTGCAGACCTGCTATAACAGCCCCAGCACCTGCACCGCCGGCAGCCCCCAAGGCAAATGCAGCGGTTTTAGATGCTCTTTCAATGGCGATTTGTAATTTATTTGCAGTTGCACCTCCAAGTTTTCCTATAAACTTACCCGCAGCAGCTGTTGCTGCACCTGCAGCAGCTCCTGCAGCTATAGCTGTACCAACCTGCCCGGTATTTGCTAAAGTGCTTGATGCTAAACGATTTTGCCCTGCACTACTTACATCAACATCTACTATGTTTTGTTGCTTAAATTTTGTTTTTCCTCTAGCATTGATGTAGAAAACAATAAAGTGCTGTAAATCTGCTCTTGAAGAAATGTCCTCAGGGTATGACAAGTCTTTGATAGCGTAAGGACCCGCCGATGACTGTGAAATTGATTTTGGGTTACGATTCTCTTCACCTGCAAACTTACCCATCGTTTGCTGTGTATTAAACTGATCGAGAATTCGGTTACTATTGGTTGCCATGGCGTTATAAATATTTGGTGTAGATTACTTATTTATTCATGTACCAAGAGACATACAAAGGTAAATATCGAGTTAAAAATCCTGCTAAGTATCGAGGTGACTATCACAATGTCATATATCGGAGTAGCTGGGAGCTTAAACTTATGAATTGGTGTGACACAACTCCCGCAGTTCTTGAGTGGGGATCGGAAGTCGCAGTTATTCCTTATGTGTCTCCTGTAGATAAAAAGGTGCATCGTTACTTTGTTGACTTCTATATGAAGATTCAAGACAAAAACGGTAGGGTAGAGAAGTATTTGGTTGAAGTAAAACCTAAAAAGTTCACACAAGAACCGGTTAAACCTAAGAGGGTTACCAAACAGTTCCTGGAAGAGGTGTTTACTTACGGGGTTAACCAAGCGAAATGGAAGGCAGCGAAGGAATTTTGTGAAGATAGGCAGTGGAAGTTTGTTGTTTTAACCGAGGATGAGCTAAATATCAATGGCTACAGCAAGAAATCCGTTTGAAAATTTACGTTTCACCGGCAAAGATCAAGAGGCATCGGTGAATTGGTATCGTGAGCGCATTAAAGACCTAGGCACGGCACCATTCAAACCCACTAATCTTATGTCTAACGATGATTTACTAGTGAATAGAATCGTTCCTGGGCAGCTTTATTTGTATTATTACGATCCCAAAACAAAAGAAACTCTCCCTTACTATGATACATTCCCCTTGGTGTATCCATATAAACGAATACAGGGAGGGTTTATGGGGTATAATCTTCATTATCTGCCCCCCGTTTTAAGGTTTAAAGTCATGGGCACCTTGTTAAATATACAAACTTATGGTACACGCGAGGAAAAGAAGATACTTTATTCTTATGGTGTTCTAAATGCAAATGAAGTGGATAAGTATTACTCCCCTTGTATCAGAAGGTATCTCACATCACAAGTGCGTTCAAGGTTTTTGAGGATACCTGCACAGGATTGGTTATCGGCTGCTGTACTTCCAACAGAAAGATTTGCAAAAGCTAGTGCAGCAAAAATCTGGAAAGAATCACTGGATAAAATAAAATGACATTTTCAGTAAGTCAATTTCAAGCTGCAGTTGCTAATCGCGGGTTAGCGAGACAAAATAGATTTCAGGTCATCATCCCCAATATGGGTTCCGGCGCTGATGGTGAACTGTTTATATTGTTTTGTCAGGCGGCAAGTTTACCTGGAGCAACTATACAAGTAAAGAAACAAAATTTGTTTGGACCTACGTACATACGACCCGCTAATATTAACTATGGCGAACAACTTTCATTAAGTTTTTTATGTGATAAAGACATGATTGTTAAAAGGGGGTTTGATGAGTGGGTACATCAAGTCATCAATAAATCGTCATTCACAGTTGCTTACCAATCAAGTTACGCAAGAGATGTGATAATTCATCAACTAGATAATGCAGAAAAAGTTGTTTATGGGATAAAACTAGTTGGAGCTTTTCCTATTTCAATGGGAGCGTTATCGTTAAGTCAATCTGCAGTAGATAGATTTCACATTCTTCCAATAACCTTAGCATATAGGTATTGGGAATATCACGACTCAGACTTTAATTCTGCAACCTTCAACCCTACTACCACAGCATCACAATTCGCAACCCGCCCCTGGAATTCAAGACCTGCACCCACACCAACAACTTCACAACAGGAACTGGGGCAAATAAGTGATTTTTTTGGAGCTTAAAGGATGAAACATAATGTTACCAAAACTTGATATACCCACATTTGAACTTATTATCCCATCAACTAAAAAGAAACTAAAATATCGCCCCTTTCTAGTCAAAGAGCATAAGACACTCTTGATGATGAAAGACGCAAGCGATAGTGAAATTTCTCGCATCGTTCAAGAAATTGTTGACATATGCACCTTCAATAAACTAAAAGGAGATGTGCCTAGCTTTGATATTGAATATATTTTTGCAAAGATTAGAGCAAAGTCAATAGGTGAAAAAGTTGATTTGATTGTGTCTTGTAGAAATTGTGAAAATAAAATACCTTACAAAATGGATATCGATAAACTAGATGTAGAAATGTCCGACGATCATACTCAAAAATTTATGATAAACGATAATGTTGGTGTTGAAATGAAATATCCTAAGTTTAACATAAACTTGTATGCTTTAATCGATGAGGGAACCGAAAAGTATTTCAGTGAGATTGGTAAGTGTATTAAAGCCATTTATACAACTGATGGTAAGTATTTCGAGATTGGTGTTGATGATGCAGAAGAATTAGATGAATTTTTATCATCGATGACCTCAAAACAGTTTGAAAAAGTAGAAAATTTCTTTTTAACAATACCTAAGCTATTACATAAGATTGAGGTGATGTGTGAGGCTTGTGGGACGAAAAATGCAGCGCGAGTGGAGGGCCTCTCAAATTTTTTTGTCTGAGTCTCGCAAGAGACTCACTAGAAAACTTCTATAAAACAAACTTTGCCTTAATGCAATATCATAAGTATTCTTTGAGTGACATTGAAAATATGTTGCCGTGGGAACGTGAAATTTACCTTATGTTACTAATCGAACACATTCGTGAGGAAAACGAACGAATGAGAGAACAGGTCGCCCAAAGAAGGATGCGAAGATGAAGGAAAGAAAAAACTTAGCTGCGCTCTTGAAACCTAAAACAGGTGAGGGTCTAGATGCAGCATATGAAACCACCAAAAACGTACAAGAGTCGGGCCCCTCTACAGAAGAGAATATCAAGGATATCAAAAAAGATATTCGTACTATGTCTGCTGATACTAAGGTTTTGGTTAAAGAAGCTAAGTCTAGCAACAAGATACTCAAAAGTATCGAAAAATCTTTAACACAGCCAAAACCTGATACACCTATAGAGCCCGTTCTTGCAGCACCCTCAAAAGTGGCTGTAGCACCCGTGCAGCTCAAACCTTCTGAAGATAAGAAGGAAGAGGGGAATGCAAATATTGCTTCAAATATTGGTGTGGGGGCCCTTGGGGGTGGTGTAGCAGCTGCGGGTGCTGTAGGCTTAAATGTGGCAGGAGAAGCTCTGAGTAATGTAGGATCTCGTGTTAGTACATTCTTCTCTAATATGGTATCAGGAAATGCAAGACCTGGTTTATCACAAGTTTTAGATGAAGAAGAAAGATTACAAAGAGAGGCAGTTGAAACAGTTCCTACAAGAGAGATGTTTGAGCAGGATGTGCAAAGACAACAAGCTGAAGCCAATCAAGGCGCTGATTACGCCATGGCGACACAGACATTAGCAGCAGCAGGCATTTCACCCGTATCACCTGAAGGTCCTATCAGACCTGGGGGTAGGACAATGCAACCTGTTGAGTATGAACAGGCAGCACAAGCGCAAGCAGCAAGAGAAGCTGTGCAACGAGGAATGCGTCAAAGGACTCGAGGCGGTGGGTTGTCTGAACCTAGGATACCTACTGTCGAACAAGCTGCTCAGCAACCTGAATCACAAGTCGAACCCAGCGAAACAACTCAGATTAGTTTTTCAGAAGCAAAGTTTGCAGAGGCTGATCCTGAAAATTATAAAAGGTTTGTGGATTTTAGAAAGCAACGGTACAATGAAATTAAAGAAGAAGAAAAGAAAAAGGGATTTAGTGATTCTATAGCTAACGACATTGCTGAACCTAAAGCTAGAAAAGAAGCAATCATTAAATTTAGAAAAGAGATTGAAGCTGCAGCTGCTGGAGCAGTTAAAACTACTCAAAAAGGTCAAGAAAGTGGTCAACCACCTGCACCTGTAACAACATCACCTGTTGGTCAACAACCTGTAACAACATCACCTGTTGGTCAACAACCTGCATCCTCTAGACTAACACGTGTTGAACAAACCTCTTCTTTTGATGCTGCAAAACTAGCTGATGAAGATCCTGAAACACATGCTAAATTTGTTGCAAGGCAGCGTGAAATCGTTAAGGAAAGAGAAGCTGAGCTAGAAAAAAGAACAGATCTATCACCTATGGCTAGAAATGTTGAAAGACAAAGGATTCAATCACAAGCATTTCAAACTGCAGCGAGAGAGTTCACCCCACAAGCAGCACAGGTAGGTGCAGCAACAGTTACAAGAACAGAATCTGGTGCACAATCCACATTGCAAGTGACTCCCACACCAACACAAGGAACACC